GTAAAGTGAAAAGAGAAGGTTGAATTTTTAATGGGAAGGAGTAATAATATGAAGATAAAAGACTTGGGTCACAACCTACCAAAAAGCAATAGAAAATTTAGAACTTATGCAACATAGAGTTCATCATGGTAAGGTTAAATGTCCACATTGTGGGAAAGGATTTAGAATAAGATGAGAAAATTAAAATTCAGATTTTGGCTAGGTAACACAATGCATGGAATTTTGGAATTGGAAAAAGGCGGAATTATTGATATGGGTTGGCAATGGGATAGCGTTGACCAATGGACAGGGCTTTTAGACCTCCACGGAGTTGAGATTTATGAGGGGGATATAGTTAGACTTAAAGGCATAGACATCTCTGGTAGTAGAATAACTTCTGTTATTTTTCATGACGGTGCTTTTTGTGAAAACTATTTTAAATATAGTTTGAATTCATATAAAGAATATGAACGTGAAGTAATAGGAAATATATACGAAAATCCTGAACTGTTAAAGGGAGGTGAAAGATGAATGGTAATACAGAGTTTGGAAAGGGTTTCACATACTGTATCGGTCTTTTTTTGGCACACGCAGAAAGAGAAGATACAGGGTCTTGTGGATTATGGTTTAATGCTGCTGCAGACCACTTATATGAATTAGAAATACCAAAGAAATTTAAATTTAAAAAAGAATGTGAAGAATGGCAAAATAAATGCTTGGATTTAAGGCTTAATAAAGCTAATAAAAAACAGAAAACTTGGGCTATTGATATGGCTAAGACTTTTTTGTTAGCATGGGATAGACAATGCGGAATAGATTGCTGTGAGGCAGAGTGGAAATAAAACAGGGGCAAGACAAATGAGCGAGAAACTTAAATGTAAATGGTTTGGACATAAGTGGCGACCTGTTTATATAAATAAATTAGGTAAATTTAAACTCATTGGGTCTTATTGCCAACGGTGTTATCTTGGTTATGACGAACTTATGGATTTTGTAATAAAAAACAAACCTATTACTAACTCATATAGTTTTAAATGTTGGTATGGGCAAAAGGAGAGTGAAAGATGAAAGAACAGATTAAACAGATTATTAGAGATAGTCATATATTTACTGAAGGTGTAACTGATACAGACGTATTTGTGGTAGTCCCGGTAAATGACCTAGCCGAACGACTTGAACAAGCCCTAGCCAAAGAAAAGATAGGCGATATTGACGTGCCTGATTTAAGTAATGACTTTCAAAATGTGTTTTTAGAATTAGCCTATTCTCATTATTTATTAGCAAAAGCAGAATATAAAAGAGATATTTCTTTTAACAATGAGCATCCTGCGTACAAAGCAGAAGCTAGAGTGCTAGAATATTTACAGGAAAAAAATCCAACATTATACAAAAGATTGTTTGATTTTATAATAGATAGGGAAAAATAGCAATCGTGGAAGCTAGAAATAAAAAGGAGAGTGAGAGATGAGAGTAAATAGCAGAAGAAATAAAGGAAGGTGAAAGATGAGTAAAGTTCATTTTAGTAGTCAAAGATTAGATTGGAAAACACCAAAAGCTGTTTATCAGATTTTAGACGCAGAGTTTTCTTTTGACTTTGACCCTTGTCCGGACAATCCTAAGTTTGACGGGCTAAATATTGAGTGGGGCGAAGTTAATTATGTTAATCCGCCTTATGGGCGTGAGCTATCTAAGTGGGTTGAAAAAGGCTACAATGAGTGGTTAAAAGGTAAAACTGTTGTTTTCTTGATACCCTCTCGTACTGACACTATATGTTGGCACAAGTTTTGCATGAAAGCAACTGAGATCCGATTCATTCAGGGACGCTTAAAATTTGATGATTGCGAGAATCCAGCACCGTTCCCAAGTTGTATAGTAATATTTAAAAACGAAGGTGAAAGAGGGCGGGCAAGCTCTCACTTAACAGCTCGCTCCGGCATGGGCTGGAGCGGGTGTTTAAAAAAGGAGATAGTATGAAAAAACCAGACTTTGAAGGTATTAGAACAATGGACCCAGAGGCCGCTTTTAGTATTAGCGAAACAGCGAGGTTGTTGGGTTATAGTGCGGGTGGCATTCAACGGCTTATAAAAGTAGGAAAACTTAAGTATTTTTTATGTAATAAGAGATACTTCATCAAGGGGGCGGATATACAGGCATTATTAACCTATCCTCAAGATGATGTTATCTAATGGATATAGTAAGCGAACTAGCTAAGGCTAATTTTAGGCTCTTTCCTCTGAAAGGTAAGGTCCCCGCGATACCGGCCGGTACTAACTGGAAGGAAATAGACAAAGACCCAAATCTTTGTGTGTTTGACTTTGAAGAAAACTACGCCGTCCACGCCGAGGACACTCTTATAATTGATGTAGATTGTAAGAAAGGGCAGAAGGGTAAAGAGTCCTTTAAACAGCTAACAGAAGATTTACAACTCGGTAAAAACTGGGAGAGCGATACTTTTGTAGTGCGTACAGGTACCGGCGGGTACCATATATACTTAAAAATAACGCAAGACATAAACATTAAAAAACACTACAAGAAATACCCCGGAATCGATTTTCTTTATGGCCCGGCATACGCCGTTGGCCCTGGGAGCATACATCCGGACACGGGAAAAGAGTACACTGTCTTATTCGGTACACCTAATAGTATAATTGAAGCTCCAGAGAATTTAAAAACATTCCTTAACGTGAAAGAAGTCGTAACAACTGGCGTAGACCCAGAGCCTGGTTTTGTAGATGACGACCCGATGAATGTAGACCATTTTATATCTCTGGTTAATAGTATGCCCGTGGTACATAAAGGCGAGGGGCAAACTAATAACTGTTATATAGTAGCTTGCAGAGCGCGAGATTTAGGCTTATCTAAAGCCAAAGCGCTAGAGATAATAGACCAAACATACAACAAAGAAAAACTAATCCCGCCCGTTTCTTTTCAAGAGCTAGAACACCAAATAAATAGTGCATATAACTACGCTAAAGGAAAAATGGGCGGGCTCAACGCTAAAGCAATGTTTGAAACAGTGGAAGTCGGCGACGACACACCGATTGACAGTCTTAAATACGATGTAGACAGGAATAAAAAAATAGCTCGGTCATTAAACAATGCCGTAAACTATTTACTCAGCCTTCAGCCAGTATCTAAAGTCTTTAGGTTTAATGCTTTTACGAGTATGCTGGAAATACAGTCTAAAGCGCCCTGGTATAAGGAACGCGGTGAGCGCGGGGCGAACATCTGCGATGAAGATATCATCCTTTTGAAATACTTTTTAACCAAGGCTGTTGGCATAGAGTTTTCACGACAGATTATAGAAGAGGCCGTAACCGTTGTCGCACATCGACGACACTACCACCCAGTACGTAACTACCTTAATAGCTTGGTCTGGGACGGAGTGCCAAGACTTGATACATGGCTAATTAAATACGGACACGCTTTAGACACAGTTTATACACGGGCTATAGCGAGAAAGACCTTGTGTGCTGCGGTTAGGCGGGTGTACGAGCCAGGTTGTAAATGGGATTTCGTTTTAGTTATAGAAGGTGTTCAAGGTATAGGTAAATCTACTGCTTGTCGTATATTAGGCCGTAGTTGGGCCGGAGATATGAACCTAGACCCGCATAATAAAGATAGTGTGGCTATGATGTTAGGTAAATGGATAATAGAACTATCAGAAATGACGGCTCTTAAATGGGCAGATTCTAATGCTTTGAAATCCTTTATAACTAGGGGTAGCGATACAGCTAGGCTATCATATCAACGCCATGCTAAAGATTACCCAAGACAAAGTATTTTTATGGGTACAGTTAATCCCGAACACGTTGGGTATTTAAATGATATTACGGGTAACAGAAGATACTGGGTAGTACGTTTTAATGGTCCAGTGGATATGGTTGGGCTGGAAAATGATTGCGACCAACTATGGGCAGAAGCTAAGGCAGTTTATAAAAATGAAGTGTTGTACTTAACGGGAGAGGCAGAACGATTACAAATCGTCGAAACCCTTGCGCGTATGCCAGAAGACCCAATGCGGTCAAATGTTATGTCGTGGGCAAATGCCAACCCCGAGATAACCGAAGTTACTACGGTAGATATATTAGGATACTTAGGCATGAATTTAAAATCTATGACTAGAGGCGACCAAAACAGAATTGCGCAAGCTTTAGTCGAAACGGGTTGGACAAAGAAATCAATAATGGAAAATGGTCTACATACTACAAAGTATATAAGGCCAATAAGAGAGGAGGACGTATTGTGAAGATGAAAATTTTAATTGGGTGCCCGACTTTCGGCATTGACCCAGACCCCAGACGTTGGATGACGTCAATGTTAACAGCGTCAAATGAAATTGTGCGTATGGGCGGCGAAGTTAACTATTGTTTCCCATACAGAAAGGGCGTTTGCGATGCAGATAATCAAATAGTAAAGACGGCTATAGCTATTGAAGCAGACTATATATTACGTTTAGACGATGATATATGGGGCGTACAAAGGGGCGATATAACTAAGCTACTTGAGGCAGACAAAGAGTTTATCTCGGCGGTTACTTTTACTAATGACTTTCCTTACGCTTTAATGGCCGGGAATAAGAAAGATAAAAGCATGTCTTTGAAATATATCCGTAGTAATGATGGTAATTTTTTAGACGAGATAACTGGCCACGGGATACAGACTTGCGACCTAACCGCAACGCCGTTTACTTTGTGGAAAGTATCTATGTTTGATAAGTTTCTATACCCTTTCTTTGTCAAAGAACCAGAGTGCCCACCAGACTCTACTTTTTGCGACAAATGCGCGGGGTTAGGTATACAGCCCTACGTTCACATGGATATACAACTCAACCATAGAGAAGTAACTCCGTGGAATAGACTACATTTATTTAATTCTAGGGCGCGTGAGCTATTGATGAAAAGAAAGTTAGACCCTACAACGGCTATATATAAGAAAATGGCCGATATGTTTGGGGAAGATGGATTAAAAGATTTACTTAGTTTAAAAGGAACTTTAGAGGAGGAGAAGATAAAAAATGAAAACACTAACAGTAATTTGTCCGAGTAGAGGTAGACCGATTTTAATTAGAGATATGCTAGACTCTTTTATGGCTACATCGAATGATAGTACAAGAATGGTAGTCTATATTAGTCAAGAAGACCCTGCGCTAGCAGAATATAAGAAGACGATAAAAAAGTATAACCCTTTGTTTGTGGAGTTTGTTATCGGTCTACGTAAGCATATTACAGAAGTTTATAATAAGTTTTCGGTGGGCGACTCGAGTGATTATTTTTCTACACTAAACGACGACCACTTTTTTGTGACTAAAGACTGGGACCGTAAGCTAATAGAGATTGTAGAAACACAGGGGCAAGGTTGGGGTATAGCCGGAGCCGATGATAAGCTAACCAACTGGGCTGAATGTAAGCACCCTTCTGGTTGCGTTATATCGGGTAACATAGTTCAAACTCTGGGCTATCTTATGCACCCGTCACTTAGACATATAGGAACTGACACTTATTTGATGAAGATATCCGAAGGCATCAATAGACTTTTCTTAACTCGTGATGTAGTAATAGAGCACAGACATTGGATTAATGGTATGCGTAAAATGGACGACAACTACAAATGGGTCTACGGGAAAGAAGAGCAAGAGCACGGGGCTATCGCCGTACGCAACTATTTATTCAACCACTACGAAAACGATATAAAAAAATTAAAAGAGGCTATGGAAAAAGACGGGGTGAAAGTGTGATAGAACTATACCCTTTTCAAGAGATAGGACGAGATTTTTTAGCTTTACGCAACAACGCCATCCTGGCCGACGATATGGGCTTAGGCAAAACATATCAAGCGTTAGAAGCTATAAAGAAGCTAAATCTTTACTCTGGTCTTATAATCTGTACGCAATCAACAAGACATACCTGGGCTAAGAGAGTACGCGAACAGATGCCTGAAGCTTTTGTGAAAGAAATAACATCACCAAAAATTCTACCCGATGTTAACGCTTTTAATGTAGTCAACTATGATATAGTTTGGAAGAAGCCCTTGATAGATAAGCTAAAAGAAATCATTTTCCCTGTAATGGTATGCGATGAGAGTCACGCTTTAAAATCCATGGACGCCAAACGGACTAAGTTTATACTAGGCAAGAAAGGACTTTACCTTAACTGTAAACGCCGTTGGCTGATGACAGGTACACCAGTATTAAATAGGCCCATAGAGTTATACCCTGCGTTGCGTTCATTGTTTCCTACGTTTCTTGGTAGATACACCGGCTACTACGATTTTGCTTTCAAGTTTTGTGGTGGTCACCAAGCTCCGTTTGGCTTTGACGCGACGGGGGCCTCTAATTTAGAACAGCTTTGTGCTATACTAAAACCCATTATGTTAAGACGATTGAAGGAAGATGTCTTAGAAGATTTACCCGAAGTGACATATGAAAAAATCTATCTAGAAGCAACAGATAAACTGATGGCACTTACCGAAAAAGAAAATAAGCTGTACCGGGATAATGAAGCCTTAGGGGAGAATGCGTCTATCCGTAGAACGCTAGGGGTAATTAAAGCTACTGCCGCTATTAAACACTTAAAAAATCTATTAGAAGAGCGGGAAAAGGTGGTAGTATTTATCTGGCATACCGACGTTGCAAGAGCAATCGTCGAAGCCTTTCCTAACGAATCGGTTTTATATACCGGTAAAGAGTCAGCCAAAGAAAAAGAGGAAGCGTTAACAAAGTTTAGGAAAGACCCTAAAACCCGACTATTCGTCGGTCAGCTTATTTCCGCGGGTATCGGTGTAGATGGTTTACAATATGTATCGGATGTTTGTGTGTTCGTTGAGATGTCTTATGTTCCGGGAGAAATACGGCAAGCCGTTGATAGGTTAAACCGTATTGGGCAGGATAAGCCCGTACTTGCTCAATTCCTAGTGGCAGAGGATAGTCTTGACGAAAAGCTTATTAACACGCTCATAGTAAAAGCTAAAAACATAAACACAATAATGGGCGAAAAGGGGGTAACAGAGTTTATAGGGACTAAATGTGGTATTTGCGGGCGAACAGTGGAGTTGAAACAGTTGAAACGAGCACTAACACTAACAGTGTGTAAGCAGTGCAAAAAAGAAATGGAGTGTATACTATGAGTATTGAACAAACGTTAGAAAGAATCGCAGACGCTTTAGAGCGTATGGCCGGTGGAGCGAAGGTATGTGCGGATATAGCACCAGAAGAAAAGGTTGAACCAGAAGTACAATATACTTCGGCAGAACTAAGAGCATATGCCCAGAAGTTAATGGCTAATGCCGGACCAGAAAAATCGGGAGATTTAATCAAGTTCATCAAAACTAAAATCTGTGAAAAGCTAAGCCCTAAAAGCCCTAAGTTAGTTTCAATCCCGGCGGGTAAAGTCGGCGAAGCTTACAGTATGCTAGAAGGATACGCAGCTAAAAACAATATCGAAATAGAGGGGTAATTATGGCGGAGAAAAAACATTCAGATTTAGCGCCTTCCGCAGCAGCACGTTGGATGAACTGCCCTGGCTCCGTAGCACTGTGTGCTAAGATGCCTAAGGAAGAATCTAGTACGTATGCTAAAGAAGGCACGGTCGCCCACGAAGTATTGGAAAGGTGTTTAAAGGACCCTAGCATTAACCCTTACGATATGGAAGGCTTAGAGATTGATGATTTTGAAGTAGATGAAGAAATGTGCGACGGCGTATCTTTTACGGTAGACGAAGTCCGGAAAGAGTTACAAAAAGGTGGCACACTATTAGTCGAGCAACAGGCAGAGATAGTTCCAGGCAAAATCGGTGGTACTTTAGATATTGCTATAATAAAAGAATTTGAAAAAATCATTGTAGCAGATTTCAAGTACGGCAAAGGGATAGATGTATCAGCAGTAGAGAATCCGCAGCTTATGCTTTATGCACTACCACTTATAAAGAAGTACGACGTGCCAGAGGTAGAGTTTATAATCTATCAGCCACGGAAGATGGATAGCATAAGTCGTTGGACCTGCTCGGTAGAAGACCTAGAAGATTTCGAAAAAGAAATTCTACGTT